TGTGATGGTCGGCAGCGTTCAACGAATCTGGATTGCAATCTTTCGGGCAATTCTTTCCTACGCACCTCGCCGATAGATGCCAATAGACTTCATTGTAATCAATTTCTCCGTTGCACAGGCCGCAAAATGCACTCATTTTGATGCGATCTCTTTCCGCAACCCTTCACGGATTATCTTCTCCGTGTCGTCCATCCTCATCCCGCGATTGTGGAGCCAAGCGTAGATGACGGCCAATTTCCAATCAGGCAAGTCGCCGTGCGTTCTCAGGACCTCGTCTTCCCATTGCTTGCGGATATCGTCGGCTGTCAAGCCGCAGCTTTTGCTTAGAGTTTTTTCTTTATCTATTGCGGCGCGACAACCTGCGAAGATACAGGAAGGATCGTCACAGGCATCCAAAGTTATCTTATCGCTGAAAACTATTTCGTCAGGGAATACTGGCCGAAGATTGTGCGGCCCATCCGTGACGGTCTTCCCGCCGTTGTGGAATCGGCAGGAACGGGTATATTCAGGACAGATACAATAATCCAGCAGGTCTTTGCCGCCGATTAGCCAGTCCTTGAAATCCTGTTCGCTGGCCCGCTGGGGTAAACTACGCGCTTTCGCCTCCGCCATCGTGATGACTCTACTTCCGTCGCATGCGGAGCAATGATGTGGATGTTTCAATGGAGTTTGACGCAACCAGTTCCCAAGATAGAGTATTCGATGGCATCCATGATCACAGCGTTCCGTCCCATATTCAGGATTCATCGTCAATCCTCCCTACTCGATCTGGCGGTCAGCCTGAGCAAATATTCCAGTCTTCCTCTCTTACTAAGCGCGTTTTCGATAATTCGTTCTATGATCTTGCTTATCGGCCCGTCACGCTTCACGTCATGGCTGAGAATCATCATGATCTCTCTCGCCATCTTGCATTTCCCCAAGTGAAATGCCGTGTCGTCGGGGTCGATCTGCTGATCGCACAGGCCGCAGGTGAGGCTCATGAGGCGATATTCCTAAATGAAGCGCTGCAACGAAGGGTATTGATTGATAAATGTCTCCAACGCTTCTGGGTCTCCCGTTTGCTCCTCCGTCTTGTCTGTAATGCGACATAGTTTCCGTCGTTCGACGAAGCCTATAATGGAATAGCGCATAAACCAAGCACCGCAGCTAGAGTCCGCATGACCTAAGCGATCATAGATGTCTGCCAATTTTAGTAATTCTTGATCCGAGCATTTGGTGAGGCCCTGCTCTGTCAGAACCTTGTCCATTTCGGCGTCGGTTAAATAGACACTCATCGGATGCTTCTTATATTCCGCATGCCGCCCCGCCCTATAGCATCATCGATGATCTGAACTATAGCCTGGCTTATCGGCCCGTGCCTTTCGGCATCTCGAAAAATATCACTGGCGATCATTGATAGATCAACGTGAATCTTCTCTCTATTTAACTTGCTGTCTAATACGGCTAGCCGATCGCATACTTCGTTGAAAGCGAAGCGAAGATCTGGAGTTAAAGCCTGGGCGTCTCTTATTTGACGCAACTCAGATAATATCTCTGTTACACGTTTCATTAAATATCCTCTCTTCAATGGAATATCAGGCGCACAATTCCGCATCAGATTGACAGGGCATCGTTCATCGTCAGCGGGATACTCCGTCATCATCCGCTTGCAATACGCGCAACGACTGATCTCATATAAATGATCAATCGGGTATTCCATAGCTATTTGAAACCGGGAGAAATTAATCTCAGCACCGAATCCAACTCCGCTTCCGTTGACCAGCGGACGGGCAGATCGTCGCTCGTAATGAAGACCGGAATTGTCCGACATTGATAGTGCAGGGCTGGCATCAGCTTCTCAGCGCGCGGATCGTCCTTACGGAACATGACTGGACGGTCGCTTTCCTGGAGATCGCCGATGCGGTTGCAAATCTCGGAAGTGCGTTCGTCCAAGACGGGCGACAATTCATAGCCAATAACGAAGTCCCCCGCCTCGTCCCCTATCTCCGCCCTTCCTTGGCTCAACGCGGTGATAGATTCTGTCCTCACGATATTCTCCAACCTGTACGCCTGCAAGATGTCCTCTGGCGTGCCGCTGATCCCAGATGGGATGACCTTCTCCGGGTCGCCTATCCATGGCTCCCACGCGGAGCGCAGGTTTCCGATGGTCTCCGTCAGCGTCCGCCCGCCCTTCAGGTGCTCCGTTAGCTCAAGCCGCGCCGTCTTCTTCAGCTCGTCGTCTATGATCCCCTTTATCAGCCAAGGCCGGAGGTTCTGGAAGAAGTTGATGGCTTGGACGGGCTCGAGACCGGCATAGCTGTGGGCTTTGATTGGCTTTTTTTGAGTCGGCGATTCGCTCTCAATCACCGCAAGGAGCAACTGAACCTCGGGATCTGATTCCTCTGAAATGAACCTGTTCTTTTTGGACTTGCTCATTGGCTTAGTTCTGCATCGAGGAACGACTTCGTGCCTATTTTGATAATGCCGTTTATCTTCACTTTGATATTTCGCGGCAGCAGCAATTCTCGCTCTTTGTTTGGCGAGATGGCATCCGTGTAAATGACGGGGAGGCCCTTCGACAATTTAATCCTGAACCCCACGGAATCCTCATCCTTGAGAAAGTTCGAGATGGCCTTGGCGTCGAACGACGTTGACAGGAACGCCTGACTGTCAAGAGTCTTGCCCACCAACTTATCAAGATTGTTCAGTACAGCTCTGCTTTTGAAGCCCCGATAGACTGTGACGGGTTCATCCAACTTTGGGGCTTTTTCAAAGGCAGCGTCAAGTTGCGTTATGGTTTTTTGAGCATCTTTGTTCGCACCTTCCCCTAATCCAGTGTCGCCCTGCCGGAGAAACTTGTTTACCATCGCGAAGCCGAAATCCTTGTATCCCTTGATGGCCTTCGTATCCTCGGCGTTGAACCCGGCAGATTTGAAACTGGAACTCAATCTTCTTTCTTTCGATTCCAATTCCTCTGGCGCGCACTCCCCCGTCGGGCTGTGGTCGCACTGGTCGTGCTGACCGGGGAGGTGGAATATAGCTTTCTTGCAGTACGCGCATTCCGGTAACTCTAAGTCAAATCTCTTTACGTTGACTTTCTCCCTGATCTTCTGTGGCAGTTCTCCGATGGCCAGATCCCTCCCCTTGCGCCAGATCCCTAGCAGATAATCGCCGAGGATCTTCTGCGCCTCCGGCCCCGTGGTCAGCGACAAGCTCTGGACGAACGACTGCGTGATGCCACCCGCCTTGTCCTGGTTCTTTATCAGCCCGATCAAGTCGTCCAACACCTTGCGGATGGGCACGCGCAGGGCAAGGTCGGTCTTGATGGCGTCGCTATCGAGGACCTTCTCGATGGCGGCGAAGTCAACGCGCTTCTCGTAGGGGGAGAGGCGGTGCTGATAATCCCGAGAATGATCTTCGAATTGATCCGCTCCTCCGCTTATCTGTCCGCCTAGAAGCCGCTCCAACTCCTCGGCGTATTTCTCCGACTCCGATTCCAGAACGGCGGCGAACTCCTCTGCTACCTCCTGCGGGATCTCAGCCATACCTCACCGTGCGCCTGTATCCACTGGCGGCTTGCCCCGACCTCCACCGGATCACGGGATGCACGCCGTCGAACTCGTGCATGTCCGCTATCTTGCGGTCGGGGTCGATTATGAAGGTCAGCGTCTTCAGTCTGACTTTGCGCCCGAGCCTGCGCTCCAGGTCTGCCACGACCTTGCGCTTGCGCTCCACGATCATGTCCGCTTTGCGGTCGTTCCAGCGGGCTTTCGCGGCGGGCGACGCCTTTCTGAGCCACGCCTTCTCCTTCGGCCCCGGCTCGCCTATCGTGAGCCGCCACTTCTGCGCGTCGGCCCCGTTAGACACTAAACCGGCTTTGACTTCATAGACCGTATTGCCTTTGATGAGATCAATCGGGAAATTGTTCCACTTGCCGTTCATCTTCTTCGCGCCGGTGAGCCGCAACGCCAGGGCCTCCCCGATCGCCCCCGTTTCTTGTTTGCCGACGGAATTACGGAGGGCCTTGGGTTGACCCCGGAAGGCCCGATCTTTGACGGTCGTTATCCCCGTTACGTCCTTGCCGGACTCGACCGGTTGGCACTCACCCGTCGGGCTGTGTGCGCACTGGTCGTGCTGCCCTGGGAGATGGTAGCGGTGGAGGCCGCACCATTGGCAATCGTAGGATCGCCTCTCCTTCAGCTCCGCATACTTCCCGAATATCTTGAGGTGCGGGCTCCCGGGCCTCGTGTCCATCAGGCCGCGCCAAGGGGGCATGTGGCGGAGCATGAAGGACTTGCCGTCCGAATGTTCTTTTTTTTGTGACTGAATTTTAATTGATAGAAATTTTGTTTTCCCCAATTTGCCCGTATCGAGGAGAAAACTCCTCCCGCGTAAATATTCTATATCGGTCGGCAAAACGAATCCGCCACCATTTACTTTCGTCTTTTCATCCAGCAATGTTACATGAAGACGTTTGTTCTTTCCGCTCGCTTCGATTTTGTCTATTCTAATTCGTGATTGCGTTGTACGAATTGCCGGGATTCCTCTTTCTGTGATCGGCGTTTTTCTTAATAATTCTAGTTCTTTACCGGTATCAATTCCAGAGAGGATGCGCTGTACATCGCTAGATTTTATAGGCGTATTCCCATCGCCGAATGTCATTTCTCCGCCGCGTCGTGGATCATGATCTTTCTGATCGTGCAAGCCGGGAAGATGGTAAACCGCGAACTCCCAGGAGTGGTTTAGTCCATCGGCGTCGCTCTCCGCCTGGTTCTGGTCAACTCCGTTCTCCGCAAGGTATTCGGCGAACTTCCTGCGTGCCGCCAGCAACGCGCTTGCGTCGGCGAAGTCGAAGCCCATCAGGGCGCGGGAGTAGCCGTTCAACTCCATATGAATCTCAGCAATGTCAGCCAGAATCCCCGATTGTCAGAAGCATGGAATGTCGGCCCGAAATTAGGCTCATAGCAGCGCAATCGCTTGAACCAATCTACGTTTGGCGGCGCGTAACCCATCAAGCCGCATCCATCAGCCCCCGCACGAACTCCACAAGCTTCGCCTCGTCCTCGAACGACCGCTCGTAGATCCGCCCGTCCTTATCCTGGAACAGGAAGCCGTCCTCCGACAGTGGCTGTCCCTCCGGCCCAAACTGCCCTGGAATTGGCTCCGGCGCAAGCTCCTCGTCCTCCTTCGGGGCCAATTCCAGAACGTCTCTGAACTTCGCCTCGTCCTCAGGGAACTTCTTCATGGCGCCGGAGGTGATCGCCTGGAGCCACATATTAAACAGTTTCTCCTTGTGCTCCTCGGTGATCTGCTTGAACCTGAAGGTCGGGTACTGCCCCCCCGTCACCTCATAGTTCATGTCGATCAGCTCCTTGATCACCTGCTCGTTGATGGTGGTCTCCACGTCCTTCCTCAACTGGCCTATGATGTTCAGGAACGTCTCGAACTCCGTCCTGGAGCGCGCGAAGCTGCCCGTGGCCTGCTCGGCGGACAACCCCATGAGGCCAGGCATCAGAATAGCGATCCGGATGTGCGTGTCGTGCAAGTTGATCGCGGGGATGTAGGCCTCGGAGGTCCGGGGCGATGGGTAGTGGAACTTAAGCTCGATCTTCTTGTCGTGGAGCAGGCCCGACCTGTTTTGCACGTTCTTGACGAAATTCTCCAGGTTCGTCCGCTGCGTCGCCGTTATCGTGCCCTCGTGGGAGATGTCCGTCACCGGCTCACCGAACCGCTCCAGGGCTATCGACATATACTTCAGCTCGGTATCTTTTTGCCACCATGGCCTATAAGCGGCCCGCAGATCGCTCTCGCCGTACGGATTGTCGAAAGTCTGGTTGTAGACGTAGCGCACGAACTTCGCCTTCGGCAGCCTCCTCTGGTTCTGCAAAATCCCGTCGTCCAGGAGGTTCCCGTAGCTGTCCGTCTCGAAGTCGATCCCCTCCGGCCTGCGGAACTTTAGCGCCTTCAGCCCGACCTTGCCGGCGAACTTGCCGTAGTCGATCAGGTGGAAAACTTTTTCCCCGCACGCAAAGCCGTACGGGAGCGCCGTCATCATCTCCTTGAGCTTAGAGTCGAAGTGGCCCTCCGTCTCGGCGAAGTTCCACTCCGTGAAGTCCTTCTGCTCTTCCCCGATTTCATGCTCCTCCTTGGGAAGTTCCGGGGCCTGGACCTCGTATCCGCTGGACAAGACGGCGTGGACCTTGGCGGCCAGTGCGGCCTTCACCTGCTCGTCGAAGGACATCTTGCGGTAGATGGTGAGGCCCTTCTTGGTGACCAGTTCGTCGGGGTTGTAGGCGGTGATCCTCCCCCAGAACGTGCTCATCACGCTCGATATCTCGCCCTTGGGGAACGAATCGGGCTTCGCCTTCGGGGTTACTTCGGCGTAGGTCTTCGGGGATTGTGATCGGGGCTTCGCTATTCTCATGTTCTGTTTGTCATGACGGTTTGGCCCCTTCTGTGATTATTGGATCGTAAATCAAGGTGGGGAAAGTGTCAAGGGAAAATCCAGGTAAGCTATTTTATGAAATGCGTCGTGACGCAATATCTGATACTAAACCCGGCTCTCCGGCATTCGATGTAGTTGGGGACGGCCAGGGCCAAAGCAATACCGATGAGAAGGCCAGTTAAGACTATGAGGAAAAGTTCGCGCATCTCACTTCTGGAGCCACTTCTCTATCTCCGCCGCCGCCTCGGGCCGCTTCTCCCTGAACGCCTCGGCAAGGGGAACTTGGAGGCATTCAGCGCACGTCGCCATGACCCATGAGTGGTGCGGGACGCCTATCAGGCCCATCTCCACAAGGATCTTGCGCCCGCACTTGTGGCAGGCGGTCGTTTGGTAAGTGTAGTCCATGTCCAGCATGTTCATTTTACCTCGCTAGCGGACTCTAATGCCGCGATCTTCTCCGTCCATGCGTTCACGGCGTTGACTTTAGAGGGTAAGAATCGGTCCCTCGCCAAGTCGTAGATTTTTCCGTCGTCCCCCAGGACAAACGTAGAGTAGATACCGAAACGGGGACTGTCCATCGTTTATTCTCGCTTATCCAGGATTCCTGCGATCTCCGCTAAAATTTCCTCTATCAGCTTGTCGTCATAAGCCAAAAACCCATCCGCGCTATATCTCGGCAGACGCAAAGTCACCGCGATTTTGACCAACAATTCCCACGCATTCATCTTAGCCATGTTCCCCCTCACCAATCCGGCTGGTCGTAGGAGCCGAAGGACTGGACAGGCTCCTCCTCCTTTATCGCACCCTCCATGACGCCGGTATCCGATATCGCCATCGTCAGCATCCCGGCGTCCGCCCAGTCCGGCGAACGGGCCCTTCTTGCGGCCATCTGGCGCTTTGACTCTATCTGGAACTTGGAGTCGCCCCGTTGGACCTTGCGTATCGTTACGAGCTGCGCGCCCAAAGGGCTCGCCTTGTACCTTGGATCGACCGCGATAGTGCCTGAGATGAACCGCTGGCCGAAGTAGTAGTAAAGCTCGGACCTCCTATCGAAAAACTTCTCTTCCTCGACAGCCGGGCCGCCGACGTTGACGGAAAACAGGTTGGTCCCTTCCTCCATCCCCTTGTTGATGAGGTAATCGATCACGCCCGACTGCGCGATGCCATGCTCAATCACGACCGCACCGTGCGGATGCGCGTCTAGCCATTCCCGAACCCTGGCCCCCGTAACGTCCGTCCTCTGCTTGGAGTAAGATATTATCGACTTCACGAGCGGTCCCTTGCGGTGGAGCAGCACGGTCTCGTTGCTCCCGACCCACGCCACGTCGACCCCGAGCACATCCTGCCAGCCGGGGTCCTCGCCCATGTCCTCCCACCGGTCCACGGATCGGTTAAACTGCCCGAGCGTCACGAGGGCCAGCGACCCGGCTTCGACGAACTCGGCCAATACCGGGGCGATGAACCACGGGCTCTCTTCGCCGTACTCCAATTTCTCGTCGATGGATTCTTGCGTGACGAGCTTCGTGGTCGGAATGTAGCAAGTCGCCTTGCATTTAGGGCAGGAAGTCTCCCCCGGCTCGAACTGGCGGTCGCACTCGCGGCAAGCGGACACTTTCTTGGCCGCCGGGAATGTAATCACTTCCCATCTCTGCCTCTGCCCGCTCGCTATCGCGTAGAACTCCCCCGATTCGTCGCCGGGCACGGACTGCACCAATATCCTGTTGTCCTGCCCCGTGCAGGCCTTCAGCATAGCCTGATAACCCCACTCCTCGACTCCCCTGGCCTCCGTCATGATGTAGAGCAACGCCGGCGAGTGGTAGCCCTCCATCTTGGCCGCAGACGCTGCCTTGAACCCCTCCGCGTAGGCCGCCGGGTTGGACTTCTTGTACATGCGGCGCTGGATGACCTCGAAGGCTGACTTCGCGCGCGATTTCCCGGTCCAATAGTTGATCTCCTTCCAGAGGATTCCGACCTGCCTGTCGGACGCCGATGTCGCGGGAA